CAACGCAGAGTACAACAAGGTACCGGTTTGAGATTTTTTTTTTTTTTTTTTTTTTTTAAAGAAACCCCTGCACTCCGGTGTTAACGGGTGCAGGGTCGGTGCAAACAATTCAAGAATGCACTATCGACATTTTTCTGTGCCGAACGCGATTAATACTAAAACCTCTTCTGATGGGTAAACCTAGAAAGTTGTTGTTAATAAATGCTACATCACCCCGTGGGTGTTCACAAGTATTCTTACTTACTAGGACACAGTGCGTTAAGCTGCGTGTCCGCCCACCATTGTACACTCAGAATCTTTGTAGGATCCCGCGAGCGAGGGTGATTTTGATACGTTTAGACTCCTTATCAAGAGCTTGACCTAATTGTTACCCTAGGTCGGGGTTTCCGGACGAGTGCCGGTGGGGATACAGTGGGGATGGCTGTTGGGACTACATCGTATGGTCTCATCACGGAAGGTCCGCGTAAAAACCATACGGTCCAGTCTTCTCCTGCCGCTTCCAGGTATTTGTAATTCCCCGCATCACTAAATTCTATAGCCTGCTTAGCAAACAAACCATCGGGCTGTCCTCCAATGACGTTAGCTCGTACTTGAGAATAGAACGGAGTGGTGGTTTCAACCAGGGGGTTGATAACACCAGACTGTACAAATTCAGTACCGAGCTTCGGTGCAGTGAATTCTGTGGCTCGAGACTCTGTAGATACCAAGTAGGTAGAAGTAGAGACGTTCCAGGGTATGAGCACTTTTGACCGTGTACTTCCAGCCCAGAACACGTACATATATGAAATTAAATTTAACCACGATTCCGGTAGGGCTCGAAAGGTTCCTGAAATTTCTTTATATCCACGTGTCCCGTTAGGTATGGCACCAATGGTGTTGGAGTCAAACGATTGAAAGTCCGCGGGGGTAAGCGCTGTTTTTCCAGTCAGGGTACGGGTGTGTACAAAAGTTTTGGCAAGTCCGCGCAAAGTTTTGCAATATTCCCCTGTTGTACCTTTTGTCAAATCATTGTGATACGTTGGATGTACCAACCATTCTTCTTCCACTGTGGGAATGACTGCACCTTCATTCATTTGTGCAGAGAGTGGTACCGAAGCTGTTATGGTTAACAGTTGGTCTTCCACAGTTTCTCCTATTTGGAGAGAATCGCCAAGCGCATTATCGATCTGTCCGTCACGAACGTCATATCTAAATGAAAAAGTTCCACCATTGAAGGTAGTTACTGGTGTAAAATCTAATCTCACTTGCGTGACATAAGATCCATCAGGAACCAAAAACTCTTCTCCATCTAGGAATAACCATTCAGTACGACTAGGGATAACACCTTGCCTTATTGCCAAAGCAACATCAGGCGGACTTAGGATAAGTTCATTTATATCGGGGTACGAATTAACGGCACCTGATACATATAACTCTCCTTGTCCACTATACTGTGCATTTATCAATTCGACAAGTCTTGCTTGGGGAGCTGCATCTACAACGGGCGCAAATCCTGCTTGTAGTTGTATAGTTGGTACAGCTACCTCATAATCTTTGCCTGCCTGAGCGTGCAACAAGAAAGTTATCTCTTGCGCTACGGTTTCAGGACAGACCAAGTCATTGAGGCAGTATACTCCTATACAGCCATTCGCAGTATGCAAAGTATTTGAGCGATACTTTCCTTGTGCATCTTTCCACATTGTTTGCTTCCATGGGAATGAGGAAGTATATACCGAGAGTAAAGATCTGCTCAGATCCATTTCGGTCCCTTGGTCAGCCGACAAATCCAGAACTACATTCGAATTTGTGGTGAGCAATTCTCCCAAGACGGGAGGCAATTGAGCGCGTGTACTGTTGGGAAAGAACACGGCCACCATTCTTCCGGTGTGGAAGCCAGTTTTGCTGCATGTGAGTGAATAGTTGATACTACCACGCCACATCTTATACAGACAACTCGTAAAGGAGAAAGTGCCAAAGCAAAAATCTTGACCGTCCGATTGTAATTGCTGCGTAAAATAGTTAAAAGGAGCGCATTCCCACGAAAACAGTAGTTGTGTTCGTGCAAAATCTTCCTTAGGAACTGTAATACGCGCAATCATATTCGGACGTTCGAAAATGTAACTCAGGGACAATTCATCCATTTGCGAAGGTATCATATCAGATGCGTCGATAGCATTATCGTGTATTTGTGCAAGCATGCGACTTGCATCTTTTCCCTCAGTGTTGCCCATGTAAGCACCTGGCATATTGTATATAGCTGTAGGCATTGTCATATCCGAAGGTTTCGAAAATCCAAATGCTGTGGCTACATTCGCTACGCCTCGTGCAAACCATCCTACCATTGACGCTGCTTCTGATATAAGGGGTATACCAGATAAAGCGCCACTGACAGTTGCAATAGTATTAGCAATTCTAGTCACCGGACCCTCTTTTTCTCCCTCCGCCATCTGTGCTCGTAAACCTAAGTTTTGAGTATAGACGCGAGGATTCAAAGCGGCCAGTGCCAAACTGCGATACTTCTGATTGGCATTGAGAGATTCTTGTGTAGGCGCGTGTAGACGTACATCCTTAAATCGCAACTTTACAGTCACACTAACTTCTTCCGCAGATGTTTGACCCATGAGAGTAGACAGAACGTACACTCTGAGTTCTCCAAAGGCATCATCCGGATCCGTAAGTTCGATGTGATCCAATGTGTTCGCGTAAGGAACCTCAAATTCTATGGTGTTATTCTTCTCTATATACATATTTCTATGCGGAAAGGAAGAAAGAGACGCCAAGAATTCGCAGCCCTTATCTCGAAACTTGGAAGTAGCGGCGATTTTTGGTAAATAGACCACCATCAACGAACCCTGTTGGAATTTATTCGCATTGACTTGGATGTTTATGAGTATATTACATCGGAGAAGCATGAATTGATTCATCTTTTCTCGTATAGTCTGCGATTTTTCCAACACGGCTTGAGGAAGGCGAGCTGTGTACAGGGCACGATTTGTCCCCGCAATGTAATCAGTCTCCGTTATATTCATAGGAACCACTGGGGAAGAGGTTTTCCATGGTACAACAGTACTAACTACAAAACGTTCGGTAATGTCCAGGAGAGAGTGGGTTTCCATATTGGTATTCGACTTTGACACAGCTGATGAGGTCATCGGTATCATCGGGGGTTGAACTCCAATATTGGTGGAAACGTCGGTCAGTGACGGGAGGTGATCATCCATATGTTGATTTACGTTACTAGCAATGTGATTGAGTTTTCTGGGGGTACGCACATTAACGTATCATCCAACCTGTGGCTTTTTAGGTGTGCCAGATCTGAATAGACCGCACCGCACGCATAGTTTCCATTGCGTGACGCGAGAGATCATCGGGCTGCTTTCGGGATATAGCAGAGCGTGCAGATCGCGATCTTGGTTCGTGTAGTTTGTGTGGCTCACGAAGCCCCGGTGAGTGTTTGGGGGGATTCCACTAGAAACCGTAAGAAGACTCGTAGAAGCTCTTCAGTTCAGCAAATGTGGGAATCCGACTCATTATTCCTTTGAGTCTCAAGGCTGGAACCAGTAGATTCCGATTTTCGTCAAAGATTTCCTTTCCGTGGAAATATAGTTCTCGTACAGCCGCCTCAACATTATCAAATGTTTCAACTTTTCCGTTACCCTTCGTTCCTCGGATCCAATTAGTCATTTCCTTACACACTGATAAATCAAGTGCGGGCTGGTAAAAACCGTTTCGGTCCTGAATGAACGTGCGTTTCAGATAAGCGATGTCCTTGAGAGTGCGTGAGGCAACTAACTTGCCAGTCTTTCCTTCATCCGTGTATGTCAGACCAATTGTGCTCAGCGCGTCAGTGATAGATATTTGGTTGTACCAATCTATCACATGGTCGCTGATATTGAGGACGTTATCATCACCATATGTTTGCAAAGATACCTGGGAGGTAAAATCGCACATTATGGGGAGTCCTGCGTCTCGTTTGCACAACAAGTAGGCATACCGCATTACCATTTGATTGAATATGGAATTCACGATTACTGTGAGAGGGTTACCTGATGGTTGGGAGTGATCCCATTGTATCAGTTCACCGTCCACTTGTACTCGCGCATTGCATATATCCTCAAACAGTACGCTACGGATTTGGGCATTTTCTGGGCCATCGTTATACCATTGATTGATCATGTCACATATCTTCCACAGGAAACTTTGGAGCAGAGAGCCGTCGAAGTTGGAGAAGTCACCAGCAATCACGTGCGGTCCGTACTTTGTTAGCTGAACACCAGTGTAGTGCCAGTCAACTGTGTACACGTTAGTACCCACCCCGACTTCGTTGAATATCTTATTGTTCATAAGATGTTCAACGAAGCGGAGGAAGTACATCCGCACGGGAATTGTAAAGTTCATAGGTCCAGCAGCGAACATGCGCGTTTTTCCTTGTTCCACTTTGGCAATGTCACGTCGTTCGTCTTTGAGGGTAGCTTGCCACACAACATTTCCGCGTATGTTATTTCTTGCCATTTCTAGCAATTCTTCAACATCGTCGCGTACTTCTTGTGACATGGTGTAATCGTCATAGCCAAACCACGATCGTTTTCCTGCTCCTCTATTTTCAAGAGTGTAGGGAAAACCAGGTGAGGAAGTTCGGTTAAGGGGCGTCAAGTATTTAGAATTCTCAACTCCTTGGACTGCTTCTTCAAAACTCAAGATTGAGCGATCAGTGCTTTCATGTGCCGCGTGGCACGAAGCAACATCATCTGCTACTATCTCAAGAATCTCAAGGTCCACAGGAGTAGTTGTATTCAACACTTTCCGCATACCATTCTCCATGGGATTACAAAAGATACCATTCTCCAGCACAGTAGGACACAGATACGCAGGTTTGGTTATTGGGTCTTGGAGGACTCCTCTAACCAAAGATGGGCGTAACTGGGTCTT